GCGCCGAAGAAATGGGCGGCCAGATTGGTGAACGTTTGCCTGGCGCTGTTGCCAAGTTTGCTGCAGCCACTGATCGCACGCTGCCGGAATTGGCAAAAGCTTTTGAGCAAGGCGAAGTGAAAATTGCAGACTTTGTGAAATTCGCCAAGCAGCAATTAGATGATTACGACGAGATTGCCAAGATTATTGGTGATTCGCCGGCAAAAGCAGGTGCCCGTTTGCAAATTGCCTTGGATACTGCAGGTGAAAACTACGGCGGATTCTTTCAAAAGATTGGAGCAGGTCTGCAAGACAGCCTTGCCAAAACAATTAGCTGGGCAAATCAATCGGCCGTGCCTATTAAACGAGTCGCAACTTTGTTCTTTAATCTTGGTCGCGACATAGTCAAAATTCTGGTATCTATCAGCAAAAAATTACTTGAATTTGGCAGTGGATTTGCAAAAATATTTTACGATCTTGCAACGTTCCTTCCCCGTCAAATAGCCAAAGCATTTGGCACTACTCCAGAAAAAATCTTTGGCAAAGCAATTGGAACGCTTAAAGAAGGCTTTAAACAATACACTTCAAATTTTGCAGATTATTTTCCAACTTTTGAACCAAGTGCTGGTTTGTTTGGCGGTGGTGAAGGGGCAACACCCGGATTAGACACAGAAGGGGCGGCAGATAAAAAAGAGAAAAAGCGCAAAAAAATTATTGACCTTACAAATGAACAATTACAGCTTGGGTTGGACACCGTAAACCTTGAGCGACAAGGTCTTGACATTCGCGCTGAATATTCAAAATTTTTACAAAGAGAGCTTGATTTACAAAAAAAACTTGAACGCGGCCAGATTGGCGTTAATCAAGCAATTCTTGAAGGCGCTCAGTCTCAGCAACAATTAGAGCAAGCAATTGAAAATGCATTTAAAGGATATGGCAAAGACGTGATGAAGGCTCTGGACGAAGAAGCGGAAGCAAGGGCGCAAATTAATATATTAATTTCAGATGCACAATTTAAAACAAAAGTTTTAAATGAAGAAGATCAGAAGCGTGTACAAATTAATCAATATTTGTCGCAACTTATTGAAAAATACGCCGGAATTTTAAGTTCTGAAGAACTTCTTGAGGCCATCCGTAAAATTAGGGAAGCAATGGAGGGTGCCGCAAAAGCAACTGGTAGTTTTGGTGAAAAAGTTGCCAAATCATTCGCTGAAGTTGTTAAAAGTTCTGGCGATCTTGCCAATAATCTTGGCGCAACACTTGGCAACGCATTCAATGGATTAAGCGATCAACTTGCTGATTTTGTTACAACCGGAAAACTGCAATTTGCCGATTTCGCCAGATCTGTATTGAACGATCTGACAAAGATTTTCATTCGCGCTGCGATGTTCCAAACTTTGAAAGCATTGATTCCTGGCGGGAGTGGATTGGCAAAAGCATTTGGCTTTGCTTCTGGCGGCATCATGACCCAGCAAGGTCCGCTGAAGCTCAAGCGTTACGCCGCTGGCGGCATTGCAACCGGTCCACAACTCGCCATGTACGGTGAAGGAAGCCGCCCTGAAGCCTATGTGCCTTTGCCTGATGGTCGCAGCATTCCTGTAACCATGAAAGGTGGTGGGGTCGGTAATGTTGTGGTGAATGTCGATGCCAATGGCAGCAACGTTGAAGGCAACGGTCAACAGGCCAATGCACTTGGCAAGGCAATCGGCATCGCCGTTCAGCAAGAGCTGATCAAGCAGAAACGTCCTGGAGGCTTGCTCGCGTAATGGCCACTTTCAACGACGCCACTGTCGGCACTAGCACAGGCGGCACCACGCCTGATTTTGGTGCATCACGAAAAAGCCAACCTGTTGTTCGTAAGGTGCAGTTTGGCGATGGATATGAACAAAGACTTACGTATGGCATTAATCAAAATCCGCGTATTTGGGATTTGACTTGGACGGCAAAAAGCAATTCAGATGCTGACGCCATTGAGGCGTTCTTTGATGCACGCGCTGCTGACAACGCCAGTTTTGATTGGACGCCACTGGATGAAGCAATCGCTTACAAATGGGTGGTTGAAAGCTGGTCGCGTGATTTCCGTTTTGCAAATGTGAACACAATCAACGCAACCTTCCGTCAAGTATTTGAACCCTGATGGCCTATACCGCTTGGGCTGCTACTACTGCCAAGAGCGTCGGTAATGTTGTCCGCGCCACGACGCAGACCGGCTTCGGTTTTGTCTTCCGCTGCATCGTCGCTGGTACAACCGGCAGCACTGAACCCGTCTGGCCAACCAAGCTTTACAAAACCAACGCCAGCAGCAGCCTTGAAGGCTATGTCGTTGATGGCACGGTCACTTGGGCAGCGGTCAGTGCAGTCAGCGAGGAACTGCAGAAGATCAACCCAAGCGCGATTATTGAACTGTTTGAACTGGCGCTGATTGAGAAACTGCACTATCCAGAAGGCAGTCCACCAGCTACAACAACGTATCGCTTCCACGCTGGCACGAACGAACTTTCCGGCGACATTGTTTGGGCGGGTAATACCTACAGCCGATTCCCTGTGCAGGCCGAAGGCTTTGAGTACAGCGGCAGCGGACAACTGCCCAAGCCAAAAATTTCAGTTGCCAATCTGAACGGCCTTTTGACGCTGGCGCTGCTGGATGTGAACGCCTACACGCCGAGTAACGATCTGATCAACGCACGGGTGACACGGATCCGCACCCTGAAGAAATACCTAGACGCCAGCAACTTCACGGGTGGCACCAACGCTACGGCTGATCCCTATGCCGAGTTCCCACGAGAGGTGTATTTCATCTCGCGCAAGACGGTTGAATCGCGTGATGTGATCGAGTGGGAGCTGGCGAGCGCCTTCGACATGCAAGGCATCAGAGCGCCCAAGCGGCAGGTGACGCTGCAATGCCAGTGGAAATACAAGGGCAAGGAATGTACCTACGCTGGTGCGCTGCCAACTTGCCTCAAGACACTGGCTGATTGTGAGGCACACTTTGGCACTGGCGTTCAACTGCCGTTTGGCGGCTTCCCTGGAGCAGGACAATTCACATGATCAGCGACGCAATCAAGGCACAGGTTATTGAACACGCGCAGGTCGCTTACCCACGCGAGGCGTGTGGATTACTGGTGGTCATCAAAGGTCGCAAGCGATTCTGGCCATGTCGCAATTTGGCGGATAGACCAGATGACTACTTCCAGCTTGACCCTGAGGACTATGCCGCCGCCGAGGATGCTGGCGAGATTATTGCGGTGATCCATAGCCACCCACACACCAACCCGCAGCCAAGCATGGCGGATCAGGTGGCGTGCAACCGTAGCGGTCTGCCGTGGCTGATTGTTAACCCAATTACGCAGCAGTGGGGCGAGGCAATGCCAAACGACTACAAACCACCGCTGATCGGGCGTGAGTACTGCTGGGGCAGTTTGGACTGCTGGGGCTGTGTGCGTGACTGGTACAAAGAGGAGTGGGATCTTGATTTACCAGATTGGGATCGACCGGCACGGGATGGCTGGGATCAGGCGCCACGGTTTATGGAGCTGTATGAGCAGGCTGGCTTCCGTGAGGTGAGTTTTAAGTCGATGCAGCGTGGGGATGCGCTATTGATGGCAATCGGCAAGACGGCTGGATTGAACCATGTGGCGGTGAGTTTGGGCGATCAATACGTGCTGCACCACATGACGGGAAGGCTGTCTAGCCGTGACTTATTAGGGGACTGGCTCCTAAAATGCACGGGGAAGGTGCTGCGACATGAGAGCCGTTAAGGTTTACGGACAGCTCGCAGAACGCCTAGGGCAACGGGTGTTTCAGGCTGAGGTTGCTAGTCCGGCTGAGGCGGTGCGTTTTCTCTGCGCCAACTTTCGCGGCTTGGAGCAATGGCTGATTGATAGCGCCCAAGACGGCATTGGTTTCCGCGTGATGGTGGGCAAGACGAAAGTGGGTGAGGAAGACTTTGCCATGAGCTGTTCTGATGACCGAACGATTTCGATTACGCCAGTGCTGGCTGGTGCGGGTGGAGGTGCTGGGTCAATTTTTGCTGGCATTGGCTTGGTTGCAGCGGCGATAGTTTTCGCGCCCTTGGGCGCAGGATTTTTGGGTTTGGGTGCTGGGGCTTTTACATCGACAACTGGCGCGGCCTTGGTATCTGGCGCTGCTACAAGTTTTGCTGCCACAGGTGCCTTGGCCTTCGCATCTTCAGCCGTAGGTTTTATTGGTGCAGCGATGGTTTTGGGCGGCGTGGCTTCGTTGATTTCTCCTGGCAATCAAGCTGGCATGGCTACACAAACTGGCCGCGATCCAAGACAACTGAAGTCGTTTAATTTCAGCGGCATCCAGAACACCAGCATCCAAGGCACGCCAATTCCACTGGTGTACGGACGAATTTTTACTGGCAGTGTTGTAATTAGCGCAGGCATTTCCACCACAAAAATCCGATGAGCAACAACGATCAGATCATTGGCGCTGGCGGCTTTGGCGGCAAAGGTGGCGGCGGTGGTGGTTTTTCCCCGCCTACAACTGCAGCGGATACCCTTGCATCGAAAGCCTATGCCCGTGTGCTGGATCTGATTAGTGAAGGCGAAATTGAAGGTTTGGCTGATGGGAATAAATCAATCTTTTTCAATAACACCCCATTGATCGGCAGCTCAGGCAACGCCAACTTTCAAGGTTTTACGATCAGCACTCAACTTGGCACGCAAGATCAGGATTACATTCAAGGGTTTCCAAGTATTGAGCAGGAAGTTCAAGTTGGCGAATTAGTCGAGGCTGAAAATAACGTTGTCGGCGGCTGGAGTCGTGAATGGAATGCATCAACCTTCACTCGTGCTTCGGCATCAAACAACATTGTTGTAACTTGGCCAGCACACGGTTTAACAACAAGCGATCAGGTATTTCTGAACTTTAAGGACTATAACTCGCCTTATGATAAGTCCTATTCGATTACAGCAACAACAACTGATACTTTTACCGTCACCCGCGTCAATACAAAATTCACCAAAACTAGTGGCGATGTTTATGCCATTCGCCCATGCATCAAAATCACAGCAAACGGTACATGGACTGCTGGCAGCACTGTTTATATCACTTACCTATCCGGCGGTATAACTTCTGGCGTTCAAACAATCCTGTCATCGCCCGCGCCCACCGGAACTGACTTTTACATCGCTTACACGGATCTTGCTGGCACAATGACAGCCGCCAAGGTCGCCGGTGGTCAGGTTCGTGTAACCGATGCAACTTACACAAAAACAGGCGATAACTTCACTGGCACCTATAGCCGCATTGGCACCACTGTTACTGTCACGAGAAACAACCATGGCCTCAGTGCTGGTGAAGTCATATACCTGAAATTCAATACTGGCACCGCGACAACTGGTATTTATACCATCGTCAGCAAAACAACCAATACTTTTACGGTTACGACAGCCGCTAGCGGCAGCACATCTGGCACGGTTACTGCCACATCAGTGATCACAATCAATAAAACCAACCATGGCTATACAACTGGAATGTCAACACTGCTGACGTTCCTGACAGGATCGCTGGCCAAAGTTAGTGAGGTGCTTGAAGTTTTAACAACCACAACAAATAGTTTCACGGTTCTGCGTGCTGCTGGCGTCAAAACCGGCACTGGCTCCTATTACGTCGATGTTCCAATTACTGCTGGTGCAATTACGCGAACGATTACCAATAGTGAAATTGATCATGTACGAATTACTCTGTCAATCCCGAGTTTTCAAACCATTGGCTCAACTGGCAATATCGGTGGCAGTTCTTTTCGTTATGCCATTGATATTCAACTGAATGGCGGAGGCTACCAAGAATACACTGAAGAAATAATAAAAGGCAAGGCGTCTGGTGGCTATAACTTTGCTAAAGAAGTCAATCTTAGTTCGGTTCTTGGCTGGGATTCCGCAACTGTTGCCAATAATTTCCCACTCAATATTCGCGTTCGTCGTATTTCAGAGGATTCAGCATCAATAAGAATTGCAAATGCCTTCTCGTGGCTGAGTTATACCGAAATCACAGACGCCAAGCTCAGTTATCCCAATAGCGCCTTGATTGGCTTGGAGATTGACGCGCAACAATTTAACTCCATTCCAACTCGCACATATGACATCAAAGGCATCAAAATTCGCATCCCAGATAATGCCACCGTTGATTCTGAAACCGGACGCCTGATCTACTCTGGTGTTTGGACTGGCACGTTTTCTGCGGCTACATGGTGTTCCTGTCCGGCATGGATCCTTTGGGATTTGCTGACTTCACGCCGCTATGGCTTTGGCGAACAGATTCTGACTGACGCCGAAAAACAAGATATTGAAGATGGCACTTGGGATGGCAACGCTAGCAGGTTGGACAAATGGAGTTTTCTTGCTGCCAGTCAATATGCAAACGAACTGGTTTCCACCGGACTCAGCAACCCAACACAAGAAGCACGCTTCTCCTGCAACGTCAGCATCCAGAACTCAGGGGAAGCTTTTGAACTAATCAACAAACTGCTCAGCATCTTCCGCAGCCAAGCGTATTGGGCGGGCGGTAGCGTCACGCTGGCACAGGATCGCCCGCAAGATTCGTCCTACGTTTTCGGTGCTGCCAATGTCATCGGCGGCAATTTCATCTACCAAGGCAGCGATATTCGCACGCGCCCAACTGTCGTCTCGGTTCGTTATTTAGATCGCACCACACGTGACACCGCAATCGAGGTGGTGGAGGATGCAACTCTGATCAACAAATACGGCATCGTTAAAGAAGAAATCGAAGCCTTCGCCTGCACAAGCCAAAGCCAAGCTGCACGAGTCGGGCGGTGGCTCCTTTACACCAACCAATACGAAACCGAAACTGTCAGCTTTGCGATCTCAGCCGAGTCGGGCGTGGTATTACGTCCCGGCATGATCATTGATGTCAGCGATCCAACCCGCGCTGGCACCCGTCTATCTGGTCGCGTCAGCAGCGCCACCACAACCACAGTGGTAATCGACGCAAACCGTACGATCAACTCCGGCGATACCTTGACCGTGGTGCTACCTAATTCGCTGGCCGAAACCCGCACCGTCAGCAGCTACGTCAGCGGCACCAAGACGATCACTGTCTCCTCTGCGTTCAGTGTTGCACCACAGGCCAATGCACCATGGTTGTTGACCACCAGCTCGGTTGAACCGTCTAGCTGGCGCGTGCTTTCCATCAACGAAGACAGCAGCGAAGGCGTTTATGGCATCACCGCACTGTCGTACAACAGCAGCAAATATGCCTACGTCGAATCTGGTGCGGCATTGCAGTTCAAAGATGTAACGGCGCTGGATGAGGCGCCCAGCTCTCCAACCAACATCACCAGCAGCGAAAGCCTGTACGTCGATAGCAATCTGGTCTTCACGCAGGTATCTGTTGGCTGGACACGAGTAGAACGTGCCACGTCGTATCAGGTGCGTTATCGCGTCACCGACGGCAACTGGATCAATCTGCCAAACACTGAAGCTACACAGGTTGATATTTTCAACGCCCCAGAAGGTAGCTGGCAACTTGAGGTTACGGCTGTCAGTGCCAGCGGCAAACTGTCAATTCCAGCTCAAACATCTATCGCAGTTGTTGGTAAGACTGCAATTCCTGCTGACATCACGGCGCTGGACATTAGCCAAGTTGATGCACAAACCGCTGAAATGTCGTGGCCACAATCCACGGATCTAGATGTGGTGGTTGGCGGCAAAATTATCGTTCGTCATTCGCCGGATACCACCAACGTTGAATGGCAGGACACCAACGACATCATCGCCGCTGTGGCTGGTGCTTCTACCTCCGCCAAGGTGCCATTGCTAGCTGGCACGTACCTGATCAAAGCTGAGGACAGCAGCGGCAACCGCTCCGCTAATCCCACCAGCGTTCAGGTGACATTGCCTGCGCCGCAATCACCTCTGACGATTATCACTTTTAACGAGGACACCACCAGTCCGCCATTCCAAGGCAATCAAACCAACATGCTCTACAGCGTGGAGCAAGATGCGCTAATCCTTGACCAAGGCGTGTTTTTTGATGAACTGGCGGTTGATGGTGACTTTGATGCGCTACCCAGTATTGATAGCGCCGGAGACATTGTTGCGCTGGGTGAATATGAATTTGGCAGCACGTTGGATCTTGGCGCCACGTTTGACGCTGACATTCGCGCCCGTTTCATCACCCGCGCCTTCCTGCCTGGCGACCTTTGGGATGACCATCTGGATTTGATTGACACATGGCCGGATATTGACGGCAGCACACTGGACAAGGTGAACGCCACCCTGTATGTCCGCAGCACCACCGACGATCCAACGGGAAATGATCCGGTCTACACCGATTGGCACCCGCTGGTGAACGGCACCCGTCAGGGTCGGGGTTTCCAGTTCAAGGTCATAGCCACCAGCACCGATACCAGCCAGAACATTTTGATTGATGAGCTTGGTGCCACGGTGGAGCTGCAACGCCGCACGGAATCCGGTAACAACATCAGCAGCGGCGCTGGTGCGTATGCCGTGACCTTCACCAATGCCTTTTATGCCACGCCCAGTGTTGGGGTCAGCGGGCAGAACATGGCGACCGGCGATTACTTCGTGCTGTCATCCATCAGCCGCACAGGCTTCACGGTCACCTTCCGCAATTCGGCTGGCACAGCAGTGTCACGAACCTTCGATTACACCGCAGTTGGTCACGGTAGGCAACTGCCCTAGACTTCCTTTACCACAGGTGCCATCATGGCTCAGCACGATTACGTCATTGCTAACCAGTCGGGCAGTAGCTTTCGCTCTGACCTGAACAACGCGCTGTCGGCAATCGTCAGCCAGAACAGCGGCAGCAGCGAACCCAGCACCACCTACGCCTATCAGACATGGGCGGACACCACAGCCGGTGTCATGAAGATGCGGAACGGCGCAAACTCCGCATGGATCACGCTGTACCAGTTGGATGGTGAGTGGTCAACGATTGCGTTTGAAAACGGCACGGCTGCAGCACCGTCGATCTACTTCAAGGACAGTGGCACTGACACTGGCTTTTATTCGCCCGGCACTGATCAAGTCGGCATTTCGACGGGTGGTACGGCACGCCTGACGATTGATGCCAGCGGCAACGTCAACATCGACAGCAATACGCTTTACGTTGATGCCGCCAATAACAGGGTAGGTCTGGGGACTAGTAGTCCTAGCGCACGTCTCCATGTTTCTGGCGGCGATAGCGTAGTTGGTTCAACAAACCTGTGCAGGATTCTCAGCAGCGGCCAAGTTGTTGATTTCAC